GACAAAAATATCTTGGTATGATATCAAGCATTTAGATTTGACACCTGAGTTTAAGCTTATAATTTTACATTATTTCTTAAAAATTGATCACGGTAGTTTAGAAGATGAATATCCTGAACAAGTAATGGCTATTACATATATTAATCCGGATGATGTTGTCCTTGAATTAGGAGGTAATATTGGTAGAAATTCTTGTGTAATTGCATCTATTTTAAACGATAGTTCAAACTTACTTGTGCTTGAAAGTATGCAAGAATATGCATCGCAATTGGAACATAATAAGAATCTTAATAATTTAAATTTCAAGATAGAAAATTCTGCAATTTCAAAGCGTAAATTAGTTCAATATGGATGGACTACTTATCCTCTTGATGAAACAACTAAAGATTATGCACTAGTACCAACTCTCACTTTTAGAGAGCTAAAAGATAAGTATAATATGAACTTTAATGTGTTAGTAGCTGATTGTGAAGGAGCTTTATATCATATATTGAGAGAAGAACGAGAGATATTAGATAATATTAGAACAATTATAATAGAGAATGATTTTACGGAGAAAGAACACAAAGAATATGTTGATAATATATTTATACAAAATAATTTTAAGAGGGTATATGTGCAATCTGGTGCCTATGGATTCCAAAAGTTTAAACATTGTCATCACTGCTTTTACGAGGTATGGCAAAAATAATAAATAAGATAATATTCTATACTTTAAACTGAATTTCAGTTTAAAGTATTTGTTGTAACTTTTCATCCCATAATGATATTATATAATTGTGATTATTATTTTGAAGATTATACATTTTTGTGATTTGTTTTCTACTTTCAATAATTTTTTTAATTATCGGTATATGTTCCTGTAGAAATTTAAAATTTTTAATATCATTTAATACGCTTATTGGATTATTGCATATTTCGCATTTATTCAACGGAATAGTTGCAATTAACCGCTTTTCAAGTATTTTCATTTGACGTTGTTTTTCTTTTATCTCTTTTATTTTTGAAGGTGTATTAAACTTAAGATAATCATATACATTCATGTCATTCGCGTCCTTCTTTTCAAGTAGTTCTTGTAATCCTAATTCTTCTAGTTTTTTGATAAATTTTCTATCTATGTCAGTGTATCTTAAAATGTTTTTAGCATAATCATGTAAAGTTGTAAATCCAGGTTCATTTAAACTTTCTACAGATAATATTTTTTGAAGGGTAAGTAAATCTAAAGTATTTAATAAATAATAAAGCGCTTTTACAGATTCATTAAAAAGCAATTTATTTGAGTGTTTAAATCGTTCTCTAGAAAATGACCATAATATATTTTGAAAAAAAGTGAAACCGTTCTTATCAAGGTGATATAATATATTAGGGTCTGAATGGTATAAAATTTTAAATTTTTCAAAATCGGTTATTTTAAAGATATTATTTTTTCTTGAACAAAATTTACAAGTCATATAAAGTATTTTATTTTTGTAATTAAATTATTATAATAATTTTTTATTATAATAATCAACTCTATCCAACCTTTCTTTTTTTGAATTTACAGAATGGGGAAACCAAGGGCACCACCACTGATACGGATGATGTTGTTGTTGATGACAGTGGTGACGAAACAGTAAGACTGCTTGACAGCACAATTGGGTTCGGTACCAATAACTGAGGTAAAGCTATTTTGTAATGCGAGACTGTTATAGTGTTTAGCTTGTTCGGTGGCCTTGGGAATGAGGGATACGTTGGTGAGCTTGCCATAGTTAGTGGAGCCCATAGGGTCAAGGCAGAAGAAGTCAAGAGAGTAAGAGTAGAGATGGTATCCAGTGATATCAGGGATACGGGGAGCGTGGTACCAGGGCTGGACGAATGAGTAGTAGTCAGATTGCTGCTGAGCAAGACGCTGGGTATTCTCATAGACGAGAGAAGTGTGCTCAATGGGATCAGCACCAGCATTGAGGACGAGGACGTCGTTAGCAATAGCACTAGGTTCGAGGATCTGGGCACCGTCTAATACACCAGGATTGCCACGGAGGGAAGAGTAGTCAGTGTAGTTAGACCATTCAGCAGATACAGTAGAGTTGCGGACAGCAAAGAAGAGAGCCTTGATAGCATGAGAGAAACGAATATCATACTGAGGCTGGTTGTTGGTAGCAGGGGTATAAGTTTGGACATTTGAAGTCTGGACTTGTTCAATGAGAATATCACGGGGAGCACAAGCCATACGCTTACGTTCGTCGTTAGAGACAATAGCGTAGTTAGCCCAGACATTAGCAGAACCATTACCAATATAAGGTTCAGTAGTAAGAGTGACTGCATGACCGTTAACGTTAGCAGTAGGGGTGTTGCTGTTTCCACCAGGGAAAACACCAGAACCCCAGCAATCTGGAGTACCTTGTGGTGAATTAGGTGGTACACCATAAGCATCAGCAATAAGAAGTTCCCACCAGTTACGGAAGGTGAGGTTAATTCTCATTTCATTGTAGGGGAGTGCAGCTGTGGGAAGAGCAACACCAGAATCGCGAGAGAACCAGAAAGGAAGTGGAACATTGAGGGTAGCAGCAGGGAGGTTGTTCAATGGTGGGAGACCCTCGCCGTTAAGTGCGGGGATGTTACCAATCATATTGTAGTAACCAACCTTCTTGGCCTCAGGAAGAGTGAAAGCAGTCCAGAAATCAAGGTGGTAGTGATCGAAACGAGCAGCTACAAGATCGTTGAAAGAGATGCAGCATTCCTTGATGAGGTTGTGACCAAGGTTCTGAGTCCAACGGATACCAATGCTAGTATTGCAAGCAGTGTAAAGAGAAGAAGATACAGGTGTAGTGCAAACTGTAACTGCAGGAATGTTAACGCGGAGCCAAGTGTAGAGGAGGTAGTCACCAGCACGAGAGATGGAGACAGACCAGTCACTGCCGAAACCAGCATTGCCAGAGGCACGGGTAAGGCATACGGGGACCTGAGTGAACCAAGTAGACTTTCTTACTTCACGAACAAAATAAGCGGTAGCATCGGCTCCGCCATACATATACTTCTCAAGCTCGTCATAAGTAGCGAGATCAATGAAACCAGATGTTAAGTTAGATGTGCATATTGATGTTGCCATGTTTTTATTAATACCAAGAAATTTTTTTTAAATTGTTTTATTTTTTTATTTTAATTTTTTTTTGTTACATTTTAATTTAAAGTTAAAGAAGTATTTTTGTTTTCTATAACGAAAATAAAATGAACTATGATATAGATATATGTTTAATAGATAATCAAATTAAATCATTTTTTCAACAAGAAGACGATAAACTCACCGACTACATTAAAAAACTTGAAGAATTAAAAATTTTATGTGAAGATACAGAAATGTCTAATGTATTAAAAAATAATATCAAAAAAGAAATAGAACATTTAAATGATAAGATATATGACATATCTAACAAGATATCATATAATTTCTATATTATAGACTCTATGCCTATATTAGAAGAATATAAAATACTATTAAAAAATCCTATTAAATTAAGTTTTACTGGAAAGAAAAATAGCGAAAATAAAGAAAAGAATGAAATCATCAAACGATATGTTAATATTGCAGAAAAATATTACAAACTTTCAGATATATTAAAAACACACCCTCAAACACAAAATAAACAAAAAACTCTTAAACTTAATTATATATGTCAATTATGCAATAATAAAAAAAATTATCAAATAATTGAATTGAAAACATATATATGTTTAGAATGTGGTTCTCAACAAGAATATTTCTTTAATTCATCTAGTTACAAAGATGTAAATAGAATTAATATTTCAAGTAAATATACATATGAACGACAAGTTCATTTTAGAGATTGTATCAATCAATATCAAGGTAAACAGAATAGTACAATACACGATGATGTATATAAAGATATTATTAAAGAACTTGAAAACCATCAACTTGTAAATCCCGATATTTCATTGTCAAAAGAAGAGAGATATCAACGAGTCACAAAAGAACATATTTTACTTTTCTTAAAGGAGACAGGACATACAAAACATTATGAAAATGTGTTTTTAATATACAATAACATAACCGGTAAAAAGCTTGACGACATATCTCATTTAGAACAACAATTAATAGATGATTTTGATGTATTATCTGCATTATATGATAAAAAATATAAAGTAAATAAAAAGATAACCAGAAAAAGTTTTATTAATTCACAATATGTATTATTTCAATTATTAAGACGACACAAACATCCATGTAAAAGCGAAGATTTTAATGTTTTAAAAACATTAGACAGAAAAAGTTTTCACGATGATATATGTAAAGATTTATTTGAAGAACTTGGATGGAACTTTTATCCTATTTTTTAAAACTATTTAAAACATATGATACTTCATTAAAATGAGTAATTTAAACGGACGTATGTACCATATTGCAGGTGAAATTATTGTCATTTCTGCACTTGGTTTCTATTTTTTTAAGAGAGATAAAATAAATAGTGAAAAAATTAAACTTTTAGAAGTTCAAAATAAATCATTAGAAACAAAAATAATAGAGTTACAAGATAATATTATGACATTAAATTCAATGTTATATAATTTTAGGATGCAAATGACTAATACGAACATTCCTCAGCAAATTATTCCACCTCAACAATTACCTCAACAATTACCTCAACAATTACCTCAACAATTACCTCAACAATTACCTCAACAATTACCTCAATCACTTTATCAATCAAATATAATAGTACAATCATCATCTCCCTCATCACTTAAAGTACCACCTTCTACACCAGTATCTGTAAAAGTTGTTGAAGAAAATACACTCAGTAATATTTTAAATGACGAAGACGATGATAAATTAATAGAAGAGAATTTGGATGATGAGATTAAAGCTGAATTAGATGAATTGAATCAATAATAATGATATATTATTGATTTTAAATATTTATTTACATTAATCCTAAACATTGTAATATTCTACGCTGAACATCTTTGAGTCTATCTAAATCAGCTTCTGGCTCTTCTAATACTTCTTCTAATACA